CACAGAGCGTGGGTAAAGACTATGAAAAGGCTGACGAAGGTAGAAAATTTAACAGAGGTGGAGCAATGTCAAATTGCGGTACTAAAAGAATGAGAAGCGGTGGTATGACCGGGTATCACAAAATGCCTGATGGTTCTATGATGAAAGATTCGGAACACAAGGCTAAAGGTTACAACGACGGCGGTAAGGTTATGTGTCGGGGCAACGGTATAGCCCGTAAACGACCTACAATTATGAGATGAAGCGCTACTATAAAAAAGGCGGTACGGTAAAAGATGCGTGTTATCGTAAAGTAAAAGCGCAGTATAAAGTTTTTCCGTCTGCTTATGCTTCAGGCGCTATAGCTAAATGTAGGAAAAAGAAAGCCAGTGGCCGTTCGTAAAACTAAAAAGGGCGCGGCCCTAAAAAGATGGTTTAAAGAAGACTGGAAAGACGTCCGTACAGGTAAAGAATGTGGGCGTGAGAAAGGCGAAAAGCGCGGCACGCCATACTGTAGACCCACTAAAAGGGTAACTAGTAAAACGCCTAAAACAGCCTCTGAGATGACTTCAGCAGAAAAGAAGTCAAGGATTAGCCAGAAAAAACGATTGGGTCAACCAGCAGGAAAACCTAAGAGAGTTGCACCATTAAAGAGAAAAGCGACTAAAAAGACTACTAGGAAGAAATAATGGCTACATCCGGCACTACAGCATTTAACCCTGACTTCACCGAGATTGCGGAAGAAGCGTTTGAACGTGCTGGACGTGAAATGCGTTCAGGCTATGACCTTCGGACAGCCCGCCGTTCCATGAATCTGCTTACTATTGAGTGGCAGAACCGTGGGATAAACATGTGGACTATCGACGAGGGTAGCGTAAATCTAGTACAAGGCACTGATACCTACGACCTCCCCGCCGATACTATAGACCTGATGGAGCAAGTTATACGCACCGGTAGTGGTAGTGTAAGCACACAATCTGACTTAAATATGTCCAGAATAAGTGTATCTACGTATTCATCTATCCCCAATAAACTATCACAAGGTCGCCCAATACAACTTAAGGTTGAGCGTGGTAGAGATAATCCCTCTGTTACTGTGTGGCCTGTACCAGATAAAGGGACTGCGGAAGCCCCTTACTATGTACTTAAATATTGGCGTATGCGTAGGATAGAGGATGCAGGCACTGGCGTTAACACCGCAGATATGAATTTTAGATTTCTACCCTGTCTTATGGCAGGGCTGGCGTATTACATCGCTATGAAAGACCCAGAATTAGCGCCACGAGTACCTATGTTACAGGCTGAATATGAGAAACAGTTTGATTTGGCAGCGGGAGAGGATAGAGAAAAAGCCTCGGTAAGATTTGTCCCACGTATGTTTAGGGCTGTGTAATGGCTAGGTATAGTGCTGCTGTTAACGCTATCGCAATATGCGATGTGTGCGGTTTCCAATATAGACTACGCCAACTTAAGAGCTTAGTACGGAAAGGTAAAGAAACAAATATAAAGGCTTGCCCTGAGTGTTGGAACCCAGATCATCCCCAGTTACGGTTGGGGGAATATGTTGTAGAAGACCCGCAGGCAGTACGTGACCCAAGGTCGGATGCCGCAGAACTAGAGGCGAGTAGAGATATTCAATGGGGTTGGAACCCTGTAGGATTTAACACTAACGGAGGTCTTACACCCGATAACTTAGAAGGTATTGGGCAGATCGGAAAAGTAACAGTATCAACAGATTAGGTGATTAAGATGAAAATAAGTAAAGTAAAGAAAATGCCGAACCAGCCTAAAGTATATAAAGTTGCTGATTGCTGTAATCAGCCGATCAATATGAAAACTTCGGGTGTTAAAACTCGTGGTAATGGCGCAGCTACTAAAGGTACTATGGCTCGTGGGCCTATGGCGTAAGGGGTAATTCTGGTGAACTACACCGAGTTAAAAACTAATATCCAAGACATTTGTGAGAACACGTTTACAGATGCACAGCTTGCTATGTTTACAGAACAAGCGGAACAGAAGATATATAACACTGTACAGATACCTGAGTTGCGTCGAAACCAGACAGGTAACGTGACTTCTGGGAATAAATATCTGATATACCCTACAGATATGCTATATGTGTTTTCCATAGCGGTAACGGATGACGACGGTAACTTCCAATACTTACTAGATAAAGATACTAATTTTATCCGTGAGGCTTATCCAAACCCTTCTAGTACGGGATTACCCCAGCATTATGCGTTTTTTGATGATACTGCGTTTATATTAGGGCCGACACCGGATAGTAACTACGTAGTAGAGCTTCACTATGGCTACTATCCAGAGTCCATTGTTACTGCTGGTACTACTTGGTTGGGGGATGAATTTGACTCTGCCCTACTAAATGGTGCGTTGGTAGAAGCTATTAGGTTCCTCAAAGGTGAACCTGATATGGTCGCTTTGTACGATAACATGTACGCACAGTCTATTGCGTTATTGAATAATCTTGGTAGCGGTAAGATGCGCCAAGATGCGTACCGTTCTGGTCAAGTTAGAAGGAAGGTAGCGTAATGTTAGGTAACACAGCAAACAATGAGCTTGGTGCAGATATAAAAGTTTTTACCACAAACAACCGTGGACATACGCCAGAAGAGCTTGCAGAGCGGGCTATGGAGAAGTTGATTTCTGTTAGTGAAACAGCCGATCCAATGGTCAAGGCACAAGCGATGGTGTTTAAGGATCATATAAGAGAGTTAATTACTTTTTATATGAAAGAAGCGATTCGCTCAGATAGGACAACTATTTGCGCTGAGTTAGCAAAACAGGGCCACGCTGACTTGGCTCGAATTATTAGCAAAATATGAGGTAATAATCATGGCAATTACACAGGCAATGTGTACTTCTTTTAA